CTCATCAACAATATTTTTTCTACGGCTCCATCCGTTTGCGCGGACGGCCCGCCGCCCCATGGGTTCCCGCCGCTCCGCGCATTCCGTCCGCTACGCGGCCGCAACCACTAGACAGAAAGACAGGCACCCAGAGGAGAGGCGGGATCAGCGACCGAACAGCTTACCAAGGAAACTGGACGCAGAGCCAACGAGAGAGCCAAGAAGATTAAAATTCTGACCGCGTTTCTGGACAGCGGCGTTGACCTTCGTACCATAGCGAGAAGCAGAGGAACTCTTATCACTGCTGTACTTAGTGCCAGCCAAGCTATTGTTGGAAGAATATTTAGCGCTTGCATATCCCATATCGGATGCATAGCGCGAAGCTTGCGCACTGTTAAGACTGGCAAAGCGAGTAGCTGCGGCCTGAATATTGGCCGCCTGCAAAGCAGTAGACTGCTGGATCCGGGCGGCTTCCAGTGTAGCGTCTCTTTGCATCTGAGCAATCGCTTGAGCGTTAGCGTTATTTTGCTGATTAACGATGATAGATGTCAGCGCCGGAACGACGCTGGTGTCAACATCACCTTTCGCGCCGGATGCGCTAGATCCGGATCCGGTCTGAGCACCGGAACCGCCAGCACTTAAGACGGGATTAAGTCCGGCTTTTTGGAGATCGAGAACCTCACGCTGATGCGCAGATCCGGACTGCTGAGCCTGCCAATCTCGATTTTTCTGAGCTTCGGCGGCATTGAAACGCATCTCTTCGCGCGCGAACTCCTGCGATTTCGCAGTATTCTGGGCGGAAATACTGGTTAGCTGGTTCATGAGCTGATCATTATTCATAATAACCTCCTAATCTACAATTAGGGCAGGCACGACGCCTACCCTAAAAAAGTGACATATAACGTTTGGGGAGAAAAGCAAATACTGAGATATTAACTATAAGTTACAATGTGTTACAATTTTCTTAAGCCCGGGATGCTGTGAACCGGCATAACACGAGTGGTCAGATTCTTAACGTAGAAGTCACCGAAAATCTGATTAGCGAGCTTAGACGTGACCGCAAGTGTACGATCAACATTGGACAGATCCTCCTGGATCCATCCGGAGCTAAGCGTCGGCTTCTGCTGATAGTAGTCCGCGAAATGCCAAGACTGCAAAGAATTGGTAATGCCAGAACGCATCTCACCAGTAACCTGGGAAGGCTTGTAACGATAATCGGCCCAGGCTTCCTGGTAGCCGAAAACTCCACCATCTGGATTACCAACCTCGTTAAGGCTCTTAGCATACAATTCCTTAATATACACAGGCTGTTCTCCGATATTGGCAAGAATTGGGAAGTAATAGTCAAGTCGATCCTTACGAGACCACAGACGATTGATTCCCTGCTGATAAGTGTGATTATATCGAGCGCACATTACACCAATAACATAACCGTGTTCCGTGAAAGACTTAACGAAACTATTGTCGGTATTATTCGTAAGAGACATAGCCGCAGTAGTGCCAAGCGGAGTCGAAGCGGATTCGGACTGCTGAACGATTTGATGGACATTGATCCGAGTACGGTTAGCACTCAGTAGCTCCGGACGCTGTAAGCGACCGTCAGGAGAAATCACGCCAAAATGCCCACGCAGTAATTCCACGTAACGAGATCCGGAACGAGCATCGGTTTCCAGCATCTGCTGAGTCGCGAAAGCAAGACGCAGACTATTAACCGTCAGCGGATCCGCACCAGACGGATCTGCAACAAGGTTAGAAGGATACAGACCAATACGTTCCCCAGAAAAATCATTGGAAGCGTCATTCTTACCAGCAACAGTAGCAAAATACTTGTTGGGACGAGCGGGAAGCGGACCAGACTGAGGACGGATACCAACCCAGCGAGCAGTATCGAATACCGTGCCATCCTGGCGTAGCATAGTCATAGTAGGATGGACACCAGTCACGATATCCTTTTCACGAGTAACAACAGGAAGATCACCGAAAATAGACGAGATAGTCACATCATCGCCTTTCTGCGGAGACGGAAGGCAAGAGGAAAAATAATCATGCAGCTTATTAACCTTGAGCAGTTTTCCACCTTTCGCGGAATTGTTGGCATCGAAATTCACATTGCCATCATCAATATCCACAAGAATCTCATCCTGCAAATTTTCATCACGGAACCACTCGTTCCAGATCAGATTATAGGCATTAACGGGAAGGCGGGAAATAGACATCGAACCGAACCAGTCAACCGGAACGCCCAGATAGTCAAGAACGGAACCCTGAATACCTTTTTTGTTGGCCGTAGTATCGCCTACGACCAACTGCGGAATCTGGTAGGTGACGTCAGCGGTCCAAGCGCTCGTGCTCTCGCCCATGAACTCTTTCCAGTGCGTCCAGCAGAGACGCGAAGGAACGAAAAAGTAATACATATCAAGGAACAGATCATCCATCGGCGGCGTGATCAAAGTCTGGAGACGAGTAACGAATGACGTTTCCACGTCAAACGTATCACCGGGCAAGACCTCGTCAAGATAGAACGGGACGAGATCGCCAACGTTAAATGATGTCTTAACAGAAGAACTCCGGTCGAAACGAGATCGGGGACGATCCAGATCAGACTTGTACTGCGAAAAATAACTATTAGAATCAATAAGATTCTTAGAATATGACATACATTACTCCTTTCCGGCAATCATAGTCAACACGGCCACATTGAGACCAATGTCGAAAATAATTAATAAAATCATAACCCATAAAAGATCCAATCACATCACTCCTTCTTAGGTTCTGGATCAGGCTTCGGATCAGGCTTCGGATCAGGCTTCGGATCAGGCTTCGGAGCCTGAAGCGTAGCCAACGCGTCGCTGAGACTGCCGTCAATAAATGATTGCATGAACACATTCGGATCATACTGGAAAAGCTTCTGCACCTCTTCCGGAAAATCCGAAAACTGATCACGGAACTCTCGCGTCTTCTGCATGGCTTCAACCACATCTTTCGGAAGAACAGTAAGATCAACACAGTTAGACTCATCGTAATCAGTTGGGATCAGACCAGCCTGCAACTTATTCAAAATCACAGCCATATCACAACCAGGCGCGAAGCTGTTAATTTCCGCGCTAATATCTACATCTCTCACCTTGGAAAGACATTTTCGTCCATCCTTACCGACGGACAGGACATACTCGGCGCGTGTAGTCTCTCCTGCAGCAGAACTAACCTCCGCAGGATGAAAATAAACGTCATACATTGTCAGCCATTTTTCGCTCATAGTCACTACCTCGCATGATCTCCTTGCAATCAATAGCGTCAGCTTTCGCGGAGTTAAGAACATCATCCGCGTTAATATAGACCAGACCATCCAGCATACCTACCAGACGAAACGAGAATTCCGACGGAGTACCACATGTAATCTGGCCGACAAGCGTCCGGAAAGTACGTTCAGCCCATACAGGATCAGGGCAGATAAAATACTGCAACACATTACCGACAACATCATCATACAGAGCATAAATAAGATTATGAAATTTCACAGTCTGATACCTCCTCGGAATAATAACGGGCGCACGTTAAGTTTTTTGGTGCGGTCGGCAGTTTTCCGAAATACGGAACGATCACGACCACGTTTCATTTTTTTTGCCATTTCGACAACACCTTTCCTTTTTCTTCCATTCTATACCGGGGGGGGTATTGTCAACAAAAAAGACCCGATTAATTATCGGGTCTCACAAGTTTCTTAGCGCGGAATTTTTTCGCATCCTCGTCGAGCAAAAGCTGTTCAAAATAGTCTAGATCGGTAGCATATTCCTTAACTTGTTGCATAAGTTTCGCGGTCAAGACGCGATCCTCGGAGAGCTTCTCAAACTCAGCAGGAAAATCCATCTCGAAAAATGGATCGAAATACCTGGGAATGGGAGCCTTAAGGCCGTCGGGCATCTGGACATAGCCAAGATCAAGCATCTCCTTAGCATGGAGATCGTAATACTCCTTACCAATACCAGGCATGCGAGACATTCGCGAAAATTCCGGCTCAACACCAAGATCTTCGTATTTATCCGCGTTCTTGCCATTCTGTTTTTTAAGAATATAGCGCGCGACATAAGCGCAGGATTTCCAACACACATTGGTCACCAAGTTATAGCCATAAGGCCACAATTTCTGGAGAGACAGACTCGTATAATACTTGTCACCATGGAACGAAGTCTTGAGAAATTGCAAATCGTTTTCCGGCGGAATCCAATCGTAGACGATCAGATGGTAATGCGGGCGATGGAATTTATCACCGTATTCGCCGGCACAGAAAAACCGAATTTTAGCATCAATGCCACGATATTCCTGATCGCGCCGCAGGCGCTTGAGAAACAACTGCACATCCTCGGGGACGAGTGTATAGGCCAATTTTTCGCCGCGGACGATGTGATCATCGTCATACGTCAACGTGAGAAAGAACGCACTCGTGTGACATTCCAATTCCAACATAAGACGAGTTGCCCAGCGTCTGGAATAGTCCAGGCGGCAACCAACGCACTGACCACAGGGGATCAAGAATGTATCGAGTCTCTTCCAGGTACCAACATCGAATAAATAATCGCTACACTCGAAAACAGAAGGTTTACTTCTATTTTGATACACATATTTATTTCCCGTGGAGGCAACAGGAAACACTTTCACTTGTTTTTTTCCGCTCGCTGTTATACCATTAGTATACGCACCACGGAGAGGGTGGAAGCAAGTCATATAATACTCCTTTCGGTGCTGGGGAGACTCTGCCAAGTCTCCCCTTAAAACAACTCTTAGTGTCCGTCTACGACGGACAAAAAAGCTTGTTTTGTGTTTTTTGTGTCAGTCAGACCAGTTACATCAAGTGGAACTGGTCTGACTTGGCTACTCGGTACATTCTGGCTCCAATTCTGCCTCCAATTCTTCACGCTTTCTTTCAAGCAGAAAACGCACACATGGAAAAGTCTTATATTTCTCACATGTATGGATATAAGACAGCATCTCAAAAATATAAGACGGCATGCAATCCTTAGAATCCCAATTACGGACGGTAGCAATGGGAATGCCGAAGCAATCAGCAAGATCTTTCTGCGAGAATCCTAATAATTTTCTAATATTGTGAGATGTCATTTTCTACCATTCCTTTCTATTAATTATGATTGATTACA